GCATTAATGCAAGGTTTAAAGAAAGGTGATTTTAAATACGTACAACTTTTTTATAATTACTATGCAGGTAAACCACGTGAAACAAAAGACATTACCATAAACGAAGATTTGCCCCTTTTTGTAGATTAGCGATAACCTAAACGCTATTCTGCAACCTATATGCAGGTACAAAAAACTAAAGCACTACAAATATTAAGATCGTTAGACAAAAGAATACGCATTGTAAGAGGTGGTACATCGGCTGGAAAAACAATCTGTATTTTACTAATTCTAATAGATTATGCAATACGCAACCCCAATAAAGAAATAAGTGTAGTAAGTGAAAGCATACCACACCTGCGTAGAGGTGCATTAAAAGACTTCTTGTCGCTTTTAAAGTCGCTTAATAGGTATAGGGATAGTCAGTACAATAAAAGCACGTTAAAGTACACCTTTACAAACGGAAGCTACATAGAGTTCTTTAGTACAGATCAGCCAGATAAGCTGCGAGGTGCAAGACGTACAGACCTGTATGTAAACGAATGTAACAATATAAACTTTGAATCATACCAACAGTTAGCTGTAAGAACAAGTGGTATTATATGGCTTGACTATAACCCTGTATCATCTTTTTGGGTTGACAAAGAATTAGTAGGAAACCAAGATGCAAACTACGTTACATTAACCTATAAAGAAAACACAGCATTACCAACTACAATAGTAGATGAAATAGAAAAGGCTAAAGCTAAAGCACAAACCTCCACGTATTGGTCTAATTGGTGGCGTGTGTATGGTTTAGGTCTTACAGGATCATTAGAAGGTGTTTGCATACCTGATTGGAATGATATACCTGAAGTACCAGAAGAAGCACGTTTACTTGGTTACGGTATGGACTTTGGCTATAGTGTTGATCCTACATCTTTAGTTGCACTTTACAAATACAACGAAGCCTACATATTTGATGAGGTGCTATGTCGTAAGGGTATGCTAAATAGTGATATTAGTCAGTTCTTAAAAAACAACGAGGTAAGCGATATAATTTATGCAGATTCAGCAGAACCAAAATCTATTGCCGAATTGCTATCGTACGGACATTTAGTTTACCCTGTAAGCAAGGGCAGGGATTCTATAGTATATGGTATAAACCTAATAAACCAGAACAAGATATATGTTACACAAAGAAGCAAGAACCTAATAAAAGAACTACGTGGATATATATGGATGCAAGACAAACAAGGTAATACCCTACAAAAGCCTAACCCTACGTCAGGCGATCACAATATAGATGCAGCACGTTATATATTAAGCAGCGTATTAGAAAACCCACACAAAGGTGAATATCACATTTATTAAAAATATTTTGTTTATTATTTGTTAATTAAAAAAAGGGTTATATATTTACATCATAAAACAATTATTAATTAAAATTAATCAAATGAGAAAAATTAAAAATGAATTAGCAAGTGATGTTTTAGGTAAAAAATATTCACACCTTGACGAAGGCGAAAAGGAATTTATTAATGATGAATTTAATGGAATGATGGAAATAATGAAAGAAATGTTTCCAAATAAAAAATAAAAACAACAAGGGGGCAGAGATGCCCCCATTAAAACAATTATTATGAAAGCAATTTTAGAATTTAACAAATTAACAAAAAGTTACGATGCTCGGTTGGAGGAAACCATACATTTTCAAAATGGTAGCTTACCTGTAATAGATACTACTTTTAATGGTAAACCTACTGTTAAGTATGGTCTGACTTTAGAACAAGGTATTGAGTATCTTAATAACTTTAACACAGGATTAGAGATAGAAATGAAATAACAAACAAGGGGGCAGCAATGCCCCTTTTTAAATACAATAATATGAAACGAATACAAGACAGTTACGAATACAAGATGGTAAAACAAATTACATCTAAAGAAAACAAAAGGGCTTTAAAGAAAGCCACAAAAGAATTATTAATTTTTATGGGTGCATTTTATGTAGGTATATATGCATTTGTAAAACTTGTTTTTTGGATATGGCTTTAGATCAAGACTTTTTTAGACCTTGGATACACAGAAAATGGTGTTGGGATAACGGATATTTTGTGGAGGTAAAACCTACTAAAAGGGGTGCTTCACCTAAATGCAGAATAAATCTTAACATACAAAAGAACATACAAGAAGGCACAGAAGAATACAAGCAAAGCAGTATGCAGCTTGGCGATAAAATAGATGAGTTATACGCATATATGTACAATACTTTTAAATAGTTTTTTCATTTGGTTTGTTTTAGTTAGGGGTAGCAGTAATGTTGCCCCTTTCTTTTTATACATAAATTAGCAAATGTTATTGTATTAATATGAAGATTGATATTTTAGTACCACAATCATTAAACGATATTACGTTAGAACAATACCAAAGGTTTGAAGCCATCAATACAGATGATAATTCTAACACCAGCTTCTTGCTGCATAAAATGGTAGAAATATTTTGCAACCTTGATTTAAAGGATATTGCAAAGATTAAATTTACCTATGTTCAGCAGATTATAAATGACCTTAACGTAATGTTTGACCAAGACCCAAAACTAATACCTACGTTTAATTTAAACGGTGTTACCTATGGTTTTATACCAAAGCTGGATGATATGACGTTGGGTGAATATATAGACCTTGACAACACGTTAAGCGATTGGCAAACTATGCACAAAGCAATGAGTGTTTTATATAGGGAAGTTACAGTCAAAAAAGATAACAGGTATCAGATAGAAGATTACGAAGGAAGTAAACACGCAGAAGCATTTAAACAAATGCCTTTAGATGTTGTAATGGGGTGCTTGGTTTTTTTTTACAATTTAAACAACGAGTTGCTACAAACTACCCTGAACTATTTGAGCAGGGAAATGCAGGACAACCTGACTACGGAACAACAGCAAATTTTGGATCAAAGTGGGGTTGGTATCAGTCAATCTATGGATTGGCTAAAGGCGATGTTACCAAGTTTGACGAGGTTACCAAACTAAAAGCACATACAGCTTTTGTTTATTTGGCATTTGAAAAAGAAAAGAACGAATTAGAACGTAAACTAATAAATAAAAAATGAAAGGTTTTTACAATGTAACAACGCAACTAAAAACAGCATTTGCAGGTGAACCATTTGTAAAGACAGTTACTTTTGGCAACTTGGCAGATATTGATTTAGACAAACAAACAATATTTCCATTATCACACATTATAGTAAACAACGCAACAGTAGGCACAAAGACAACTACTTTTAATATGTCGGTAGTGGCTATGGATATTGTAGATATAAGCAAAGCTGAAACTACAGATAAGTTTGTAGGTAACGACAACGAACAAGATGTACTTAACACACAATTAGCAGTTCTTACAAGGGTAATAAACGAGTTGCAACGTGGTGATCTATATACACAGTTATATCAAATAGATGGTGATGTAAGCTGTGAACCTTTTGTAGATAGGTTTGAAAACAAGTTAGCAGGTTGGACAGCAACCTTTGATGTGATTACACAAAACGATATGACAATTTGTAGCTAATGGATTACAAACAAACCTTACAAGCATTAGACATATTTGCAAAGAATGTTATAAAACAATCAAGGGCAAACCTTACACGCAAAAAAAAGAATGTAACATCTGATCTGTATGGAAGTTTAGGTTATGACTTAAAGGTAAACCCTAACAGTTTTAGTTTAGAATTTTATATGTCAGATTATGGTACTTATGTTGACGAAGGTGTACGAGGTGCAAAATCTACATATAAAGAAAGCAGTCAAAGTAGGTTTAGTTATACTAATAAAAGACCTCCATCACAACCGTTAGCAGAATGGGCAAAAGCAAAAAACATTAGGTTAAGGGATGAAAAAGGAAGATTTAAAAAAGGCAACTATAAAAGCATTGGCTATGTGTTAGCTAAAAGCATATTTGAAAAAGGTATTAAAGCAAGTTTCTTTTTTACTAAACCATTTGAGCAAAACTTTGACAAACTACCTAACGCACTTGTAGATAAGTTTGCACTTGACATAGACGATTTAATACAATTTACACAATGAGCAAAATAAACGCACGTAGCCCATTCTACCTATCATATACAACACCTGCTGCACCTACACCAGAATTTACTTGTACAGTAGCAAATGCCACAGGGTTTGAGGTAGATCAAGAAGGTGTAATTACAGAACCTACACTTGCTTACGGATCAATTAAATCTTTTACAAGTAGTGATTCTGGTTTTAGCAATGGCAAATATGCAACAGTAAGTACAGCTACAACACGAACAGTAGTATTTAAAATAAACATACCTTCAGGTTTTAGTAACACAGCTTCAGCTACAATAGATTGTACACTTACAGCATCACAACCAGCAAAGGTTACAAGTGGTGCTACACCAAGTTGTTCAGGTGGCCCTACTACAAACGGTTCAATACCAAACCAAAGCATAGCATCAGGTGGTAATACAGCAACAATAAATTTAGCTTCTTATTTTACACAAGGTTCATCTGCTATTGCAGGTTATACAGCTTTAAACTATCACCCAAGTTTTGTACAAATGAGCATTACAGGTTCAACACTAACACTTACATCTTTAAATGTAGGAGGTGTAAAAACTGTTTATGTTAGGGCTTTTGATAACGATGCAAATACTTGTACTGCTGTACAGGCTATACAGGTTACAGTAACGTCAGTAAATTCTTTAGGTTGTACAAGTTCATCAGGCGTAACATCAGTAGGTTTGGTTGGTGGTTCAATTACAGCAGCAGGTGTAATAACACAGCCTGATTCTTTAGTTCCTATTGATTCAATGAGCCTTACGGAAGGTGGTGCAACAATAACATCTGTTTCTGCAAACACAGGCAGTTCTTCACAAAACGTTACAATTTGGTTTAATTTTACAGTACCAGCAGGTTTTTCAAACGCTGGTGCTACACTTCGTTGTTCTAAAGAACTTGTACAACAAGGCACAAGCCTACCGACATTTACCTGTGATGATGCTGGATTTAAAGACCAAGCAATATATGACACAGGAACTATTAATGTAGGTACTGCTGAAAAAGGCACTATAACAGGCGTAACACCTGTAAGATTTGATCCTGTTGATACAGATACACCACGAACAATAAATTTAAGTATTACAATACCTACAGGTTTTGCAAATGCTGGTAATCCTAAATCTGGGGGTTGTGATATTGTTGGTATTTTACAACCTGCACAAGTTCCTGTATTTGGTGATGTTAGTTATTTTTTAGCATTAGATTTTGTAGGTAGTGATCCTGCCGATTTTTGTCAGTCAGGTTATAATTTATCAAGAACAACACGTGTTAAATCAACTGCAACTGAAATACAAGATGCAACCTATAATACAGTAGCTTCTACTGATGCAAGTGGAAATGCTATTAGGCTTTTTAATGGGCGAAATTTATATTACGTTGTTGATACATTTTTAAATACATCAAGTTTAAGTTCAAGTTCAGGTGTGTTTTACATTTGGCGGATAAGTGAAAGCGGTACAATTACAGAGGTTTACATTTGGGATTGTGAAGGCGGTGGTGATGGTAACGGTTACGAAATATAAATAATATGGCAAGTTTAAAAACAGTAGATTTAAAAATATACATTTATTCAGGTACTTCTGGTAGTTATACAGATTCTGATTTAGTATATGAACTGCAAAAAGAAATTATTACAGGTCAAACCAAAGTGTTGTTTGAAATAGCTGAATTAGTTAGGGATTATATAGACGTTACTTTTAACGATGACTATTTATCAAGAACAATATGGGTAACAACTATTGCAACACTATCTGACGATACAGATCAAGTGTTTACCTATGGAAGCCCATTAACAAACACATATTTAGCATTTGATGGTTACGGTTATTTTGAAGAAGAAATAAACCCACAGCTTACAGATGCGTTTGATTTAATTAGCAACACAAACATATACTTGCCAGAAGATACAGCAGGTAAGTTACCATTGTATGCAGCTACAGTAGGTAAGGTTATAATAGATAGCACAACTACACAGATAACAGATAGCGGAAACAGTAACCAAAAAATACAATACATTACTGTACCAGCTAATACATCACAAATTAAAGTATATGCTACTGACGATTCAACGCTTAAAAAAACAATTACTGTAAACAACGTATGTGAACCAAAGTTTACACCTTACAAGGTTACGTTTGTAAACCGCTACGGTGCGTATCAGGATTTTTACTTCTTTAAAAAGACAGTAGAAACATTTAACGTAACAGATGAAAAATACAAAAGCAATACAATACAAAATAGTTCTGTTACATATAACACCTATAGCGGACAGCAAACAAGGTACAACATAAATGCAGTTAGTTCTTTAAAACTAAACACAGGGTTTGTTGTAGAAGATATGGTTGAGGTTATAGAGGAATTGTTTTTAGCAGAAAATGTTTGGATACGTTACGAA